ACGATAAAAGGCAATAAGCATTGCCCAGTCGATGCCTATTTCAATATTAAGCACATTCAAGCCATTCAAATCGACAGCAAGGTTATAGAATTTCGGCTTTGCCTCATCACATATCAAAGTCAGAGGTTGGTCGGGGTGAGTGCCCATATAAAAGCCTTGACCGAAGTCACAGCTTGAATTGCTTTTGGGCGCAATATTGCCAACAATGCCCTTTTTAGAGCCGTGATATAAAATAAGCTCGTTTGCCTTTTCTAATTTAACGCTATCCACGATATGGTCGAAAAGGTCGATATTATGTTTTTTGCAGAACTCAAAAAGCTGGTTTTGCGCCATAGTGTTGGGAATTGCTTTGTCGTTTTCCCAACGGTTAATCGACACAACAGTAGTCCCCAGCTCCTTTGCAAATTGCTCCTGATTCATATTCGCCAGCGTTCTTATTCTTTTTATTAAGCCATTCATACTTTTACCTATCATTCTTTATTTATTATATTATATCTTATGATAGGTAAAAAGTCAATAGATGGTAAAAAGAATAATTGTCGAATTTTATAATTTTACACCTTTTGCCGCCGCCATTGCTTTTAGGATGGCATCGCTTTTACTGTTTGAGGATTTTTTGGGTTTCCTTCTCGCTTCACGCAGTAGCTTTTCGAGCCTTGGCAATTTTTTTTGTCTGGCAAGTGCCTCGGTATGCCAAGCAAGGCAGAGGATGTTTTCAAACTCGGTCTGTTCCTCTCGCTTTTTAGACTTGGCTATTAGGGATAGCTCGTAGGGTGTATATTCGCCGACAACTAACGGGTCAACACCCCAAAACGATACCGCTTGCTCGGATAATGCAAATAGGTCAAAGGCGGCGGTTACACTTCCCCCTGCGAGGAAGCCTGCTGTGTTTTTCCGTTGCCGAACGCAAGCGTCAATGCTTCACCAATTTTCTCTGCCATATCGTTGAGGTTGGAATATTCATCGATTAAATCGCCTACCTTTTCGATGGTAAGCTCGTTGTCCTCGTGGTAAAGTCCCGCATAGATTATGACAAGCAAATCCTTGATGCCCACTTTATTTAGGTCTAAGGTAATAATGGACTTGCCCGTAATATCCTCGATTTTAGCAAGTGCGTTCATACCATAGCGTAGGGTTCTCGGTTTATCTAATATGATTGTAACTCCCTTTTTCATACTTTACTCCTTTATGCTGTTTCAGTCGTTTCAAAAGTTAATGCACCCGTGCCTGTAAACTCAATGCTGATAGATACAACATCGTCCACGGGGTCTTCAATAGACAAGCTATTGATGTAGCCTTCGCCTTTATAATAATTGATTGCATCTACATACAGCTTGACCGTTACTGTCTCGCCGCTCAAAAATGCCGCTTGCAATGCTTGCTGACCATCCTCATCGCTGTGGATTTCATAGTCGCCGTCACTCGATGCCGTCCATTCTTTTAAGCCGGATATATAGTTCTTCCAGTCATCGCCGAGTGCGGTCGTTTCCAAAGTTTCCAACGAAAGCTCAAGCGACCAGTTTTTGATACCTACAACTTTTGCTGTTGTGCTCTCGCCTATAACGACCTTACCATTCTTACCTGCAATAGCCATTTGTTAAATGTCCTCCTCTTTTTCATTAAAATGAAATTCAAATTCGATGCTCGACATATACTCGTTCAAATCGAATTTAAGCACCGTGTTCCCGTTGTATTCATAGTCGGATTTGATAAACACGGCTTGTATGTTTAACCCACACATATCTCCGTGGTAATCTTGAAATACTTTCTTTACCATACGGGATAGTTCTCTTGATTTTTTATAAGTTGAATCGTGGCAGACAAACTGCATTGTTTGCCGTACAAAACCAGTATCACCCTGTAAGGCAGAATCGTAAGTTGCGCTTACGGGCGAATACACTATTGCGGGCAACGGCGCATCCTCAGGCATAACCTCAGGATAGATACGCTTGCCGACAAGATTGGTTATATTCTCGTCCGAACACAACTGCTCAAAGACGGCTTGGCAAATATCTTTCATAGATGCCTACCTACCGCTTTTGAGATTTCCGATACAATCGCCTCGTTGATTTGGGTTTGGTTATTATCCACGGCATTGCGAAGGAACGGGTTTGCCTTTCTGCCACGACTGCCGAGTTCAACATGGACACCATAGGTCAAGGACTTGTCATAGTCCACTTGCACGGTGGCTTTGGTTGTTGTCTTACTCAATTCCGAAAGTTTAAGGCTTTGCTTTAATGCACCCGTATCCACTGGGCAGTTGCGTTTTGCATCGGCAAGGGCGATATTCCCGCCCGCCTTAGCTCCGTCCATCATTACGCTTGCCGCAGCATCTTCCATCGCTTTCAAGTCTTTCACCAGCGTACTCGCTCCCTCGACTGTTGTTTGAACTTTCTTCTGCTTTGCGCTGTAGCTCATTGCTCACCAACTCCTTACAATTAATTATTGTGGCACGATGGGCGGTTTCATTGTCCGGCGCACCTACAATTTCATACACCTTATCGCCGTAGCGTATGCGGTGCAAGACGGTCAACCAATGACAGTACCGAATAGTAATCTTTACGACCGCTTCGGCTGTCACATGCTGAGACAACATCTGCTCTGATCCGCTTGCGGGGATAATCGCCGCCCATACCTTTGCCACAGGTTTCCATTCGCCAACTTCGCCGCCATATTCATCACGGCTTTTGAAAAATTGTAGAATTTCCACCCGCCTATTCAAACTGCCTATATCCATCAAAACACCTCTCTGCGATAGGCAAACAGCATTCTGCGAACAAGGTCGATGGTTTCTTTCATATCGACACCTGACTTATCCTTTGCTACTTGCCGTTCCTCATACAGCGTTCCAACCATAATAAGCATTGCTTGATGTATCGTTTCGGGGATTTCATCAAAGTCCGTAAGTCTGCGCCGAAGCACTTCTTCTATCAGCTCCTGCGCCGTTACGATTAACGAAGAGATGAGCGTATCTTCTTCGTTTCCGTCTACTCGCAGAAATTCTTTTGTCTCTTGCAATGTCAACACGCTCATCTACCTCCGATAATCAATCTTTTAAGACCCGCTTGTACTCGATGCACCCTTCTGCTGTAATACCTTGATAGCTTCGGGAAGAATGAGCTTGCCGTCAAGTCTCTTTGAGGCAAGGAAGCCAACCTGTCCGTTCTCGGCATATTTTTCATTGAGTCTGCGGAAGGTAATGCCTACTCTATCGCCAATCCAATAATAATCAAAGTCACCGAACGCTATCGTCTTTGCCGATGCCTCAGCCGTAGGCATAAACGCAGAGGTATAAATTCTCTTGCCGAGAATGGTATCAAAGCCACCTTCATGCAGTGCGGGTTGCCATAAATACTGACCGTTATTATCCTTGAGTTTGCGGATAAGTTTCATTGTGTCATCGTTTAAAACCCATACGGCATTCTTTCTGTAAGGTGCCCTTAACGAGAAATACAAGTCGATGAGTTCGTCTGCGGTAATGCTCGTTGCGGAAGCCGCACTAACGCCCACATCTGCCCTTGTAAGCAAACCTGTCGGCTTCTTGTTGCCGTCACCCGTAAGGAACGCTTCCTCTTCCTTGTTGCCGATTCTGCGGCTGAATTCCTTTCTAAAATAGGACTCAAGGTTGAAAGCGGAGTCGTTTAACAGTTCCTCGGATACCTTAATGAGCGTTGCTACCTTATAGGCATCAATCTGTTCCTGACCGAATGTATCTTCGCTCTCTTCAATCTTCTCGCCTTCGTCCGTCCAAGCTGCCGTTCCCTTTGTGGCAACAACGGGAATTTTATGCGAACCGCTCGAAGTGGTAAAGACATGTGCGAGCTTACGAATAACATTCTCTTCGCTGAGCTTGTCGATGAGCGTTTTCTCGAACTCGTCCGGTACTAAATACCCACCCTCGGTATCTACACCTTCGGAGAGTGCGTTTCTAATTTCGTAGTCGTTCTTATTCCGCACTTGCGCCCAGAACGCTTTGTTATACGCATCTGTAGCTCTGCCTTTTTTCTGGTCCATTTGTTTTGTCGATTCGGGTTTTGCGGTGATAGGTGTGTTTACGGGCATAGCAAGTTCCCTGTCGATAGCTTCCTGACGTTCCATTCTTGCGATTTCTTTGCCGTAGTTAGAAATGTCCGCCTCCATCTTCGCATAGGTTGCATCATCCTCAGCGGAAAGCATACCATCCGCATTCCTGTGTGTATCAAGGAAAGCCTTTGCCGTCTCCCATGCCTTTGCCCTCATTGACATAAGTTCAAGTTTAGTCATTGTTTATATCCTCCAATTTTTAATATTTTAAAAGATTAAGTCGCTCCATTAACGCATCAACGGAACGACCTTTTGCTACCGCTTTCGGCGGTGTATTTGTATCGGCTTTTTTAGTCAGCTTATTGTAAAGCAAACTATCCGCTACCTTTTTTGAAAATGCATAAGCTGGCACATCTGCCGAGATTTTTTCATCTTTCAAGATGCCGTCCGCAAAACCAAGCTCGATTGCTTTGTTTGCGTTCATCCAAGTTTCCGCATCCATTAAATGTGCAAGTTTCGCTCTCGACTGACCAGTTTTCAGTTCGTATGCGTTGATGATGCTTTCCTTGACTTCGGAGAGCATATCAATTGCTTTTTGCATATCACCGCAATCACCCATAGCCACCGTTGCGGGATTGTGTATCATCATAAGTGCCGTAGGCGACATCAATACCTCAGTTCCCGCCATTGCAATCACGGATGCCGCCGATGCTGCGATGCCGTCTATCTTTATGGTTACCTTGCCCTTGTAGTCCATAAGCATCGAGTAAATCTGACTTGCCGCAATGCAATCACCGCCGGGTGAGTTTATCCACACAACAATATCGCCACTACCTGCAAACAGCTCGTCTTTGAACATCTGCGGTGTGATATCATCGTCAAACCAGCTTTCCTCGGCAATGGTGCCGTAAAGCTCAAGCACACGCTCGGTTTGGGGTTGGTTTTCCGTTGCCACGCTATTCTTCCAATTCCAAAACTTATGTGGAGTGTTGGTTGGTGGTTGTTTTGTTATATTCATTAGTTCCATCGGAATCCTCCTTGTCTTGATTATTAATTCCCGCATACGCACCCGCATTATTTAAGGGTAGCATATTGCCGTTGACGAGATACATATCCCCGCCCTCCTCTTTGGGTATGCGGTCGAGGTTTTCAAGCTCTCTTATATCGTTTGCCGACATCCAGCCGTTCTGCCGTGCTGTTGCATAGCCGGACATACGGCTTTGGTAGTCGCCCCTTAAAAGACCTTCAACATTGAATTTGAAGAATAATGTTTTCTTTTCCTCGCTATTAAAAAGGCAACGAGACAAGGATTGCTCCCATCTCGTCACCCAAGGATCAAGTGTATATTTTACAAATTCAAGCGACTGCTGTTCGATATTTGAAAAGCTCGATTTTTCCAAGTCGCCTATCATGTGCGGAGGTATTCTAAATATTCGTGCTATCTCGTTTATTTGGAATTTTCTCGTTTCCAAAAACTGTGCCTCGTTCGGGGATATGGATATGGGCGTATATTTCATACCTTCTTCCAACACCGCAACTTTACCAGAATTGGCAGACCCGCCAAAGGTTGAGTTCCAACTCTCTCTTACTCGTTTGGGGTCTTTTATCGTGCCGGGGTGTTCCAATACCCCAGAAGGTGCTGCACCATTTGCAAAGAACTTAGCGCCATACTCCTCGCAAGCAATCGACATACCGATAGCGTTCTTTGCCATTGCTATCGGCGAATACCCAACCAAGCCGTCAAAGCCAAGTCCCGGCACATGCAGCACATCGCTCGGTACTAAATACACGGTAGAGTTCGGCATTGTGGGAGCTTCTTCGGACGAGCGGCAATAAATGTAGTACAGCTTGCCGTTTTCATCCCTGTCAACTTCCATCTTGTTCGGCATCAAGGGGTATAACGCTATAATTTCACCCTTGCCGTTTCGCACGATTTGTGCATACGCATTGCCCCATAATAAGAGATGCGTCATAAGCGTTTCTCGAAACACGAATGAACTCATTTCAGGGTTCGGTTCATCGTGCAAGAGTCTATATAATGAATGG